CAGGCTGGAGATCTACGAGCGGGAGCATGCAAACGGCACGATCTACTTTGCCGTGAAGAGCGGCTTCCTGCTGCAGGCCATCATCCTGCCGATGCGGGCGGAGAACGGGAAGATGCTGGACGAGCTGCTGACGCTCTGCTCCGCGCTGCAGGAGACGGTGGAGCGGGAGGCTGCAAAGGAAGCAGAGGGAGGGGCGTGAGGCCCCTCCCGAGCGGAAAGAAGTGCTTTGAGATCTGGGGCCGGACCCCTTCCGCCCAGTGTGCGCACTGGGCACCTCCCCCAAGGGGGAGGCAAGGACGCGAGGAAGGCTTTCGGCGCCGGATCTGAGAGCACCTTGATAGAGAAAGAGCGGGGCCCCTATCGGCCTTCGGCCATAAACCCCTTCCGCCCAGTGTGCGCACTGGGCACCTCCCCCAAGGGGGGAGGCAAGTCAAGAGGGGGAAGCAAGAGAGGGCGGCGGCCTACAATAATAAGAACGCGCGGGCGCGCGTTCTTATCGGGACTTTTTACCGGCTAACATTAGGACCGAGGAGAAGAGGATGAAGAAAAAGATGGAGTACATGATCATATCGGGACACGGCAGGATCATCGAGAAGAGGCGCTCCTGGATGCCGGTCCGGCAGGCGGGAGAGCCGAAGCCGACAAGAGGAGTGCGCAAGGCAGGAGCATCCTCCGAGAAGAAGATCAAGGCCAACGAGACGGAGAGCGCCCGGGAGCTTGCTCGCGCTGTGAACTGCACCGTGAATGCCGGAGATCTCTGGATCGCGCTGAAATACGACAACGAGCATCTGCCGGCAAGCTATGAGGAAGCGGCAGACGATATGAGCCGCTTCCTTCGGCAGTACCGGCGGGAATATCGGAAACGCTTCGGGGAGCTGCCCTGGATCTTCTGGGTGACGGCCAACTGGAAGCCGGAGAAGGACGGGGAAGGAAGGCCTGCCCGCCTCCATCAGCACATGCTCGCCCCGGCCAATGCGCTGGAGCTGATCCGCGAGCTGTGGAAAGGCGGCGGGATCAACATAGAGCTGTTGGACAACCGGATCGATCACAGCGACGTGGCCTTTTACATGGTCAGGAATGTGCACGGAAGACCGGGGAAAAAGAAATGGCACGCAAGCCGGAACGTGGAGAGACCGACGTATACCGAGCCGGTGGAGGTGCAGGACGTGGAGGACGTGCAGCCGGAGAAGGGCGCCATCATCAAGGAGCATCAGGTGACGGCGGACGAAGACGGCAGGATCGTGGGAAGCTATCTGCGCTGCGTGGTGACCGTGCCGGTGAAGATCCGGGGCGGGCAGATCGTCATACCCGGAAGAAGAAGGAGAAAGGAATGAGCGGAGAGAAGAGCGGGCCGCCGAGGGCGTCGGCCCCTACGGAGAAAACGCCGGTGCGGTATATGCACTGGTTTTGCCAGGACTGTCAGCGGAAGCTGGGCGGCCTGGGGTATCTGATGGCGCCGGTGGGACGGGCGGAAGCCTGGCACAGCTGCGGGCTGTGCGGGAAACTGGCCCTGATCGTGCCGACGGATCTTTACAAACCGAGGCCAAGGTATCAGAAGCGGACGGGAGCAGGAGAGCGGGAACGGGCAGGGAAGGGATAGGAGATCCGCTTCGCGGGGACCTCATCCACCGCAAGCGGTCCCAGCGAAGCTTTGAACGTCGCAAGCTTCCCGCGCGTCGGGATCCCCGTGCGCGGGGAAGGCAAATTAGGGCAAGCAGGAGGGACGCATGAAGAACTTTCGAGACAAGCAGATGAAATGCCCGTTTTACGTGGGGGAGGATGCGTCCAGGCACATCATCCGCTGCGAGGGGCTGGGAGACAGCTTGTACATGGAGTGGGGCTTCGGGAACCGGGAAAAGGAACGAAGGACCCAGATGCGGGCCTTCTGCGCCTCCACGGAAAACTGCAGCAAATGCGAGATGTACCGGATCATCCGGGAGAGCAAATACGAGTAAGAGGCGAGGATGGGGTCCGCTTCGCGGGGACCTCATCCGGCGCTGTCGCGCCACCTTCCCCGTGCGCGGGGAAGGCTTTGGGGGCGGGGGGTAACACCTCCGCCTTTTTTGTTGCTATGCTGGGGGCAGAAAGGACGGAGAGGGTGAAAAAAGAATGGCGACAAACTGGACGCGGATCGAGCTGGAGTACGTCGCGGGGGAGAAGACCCTGCGGGAGCTGGCCAAAGCGAAGCGCGTCAGTTATTCCACTCTCTCCAAAAGGGCCTCCGAAGGAGGCTGGGCGAGGAAACGGCAGAAACATCGGGCCGAAGTGGAAAGCGAAGCACTTGCGCGCGCCCGGGAGCGGGGCCTGAAACGGATGGACGAGCTGCTGCAGGCTTCGGAAAAACTGATGGACGCAGCCGTGGAGGCCATCCAGGACAATGAGCAATTCAAGCGCTGGGTCATGACTGAGGGCTGCGGCGAAGGCACCAGCGAGACTGTGGAAAAGGTTTTCGACAAGAGAGACACCAGGGCAATGAAGGACATGGTGTTTGTACTGAAGGAACTGACCGGGATCCTGCGTGACGCCTACGGCATCAAAACGCCTGCCCAGGAGCTGGGCGAGAAGCTGGCGAAGGAGCGGATCGGCCAGGTCAAAGCGCAGACCGCGAAGCTCAAACGGGAGACAGACGTGGAGAAGAAGGAGTCGGGCGGCACATTGGTGCTGCCGGTGATCGACGAAGTGGAGCGGGACGATATCCCCCACCCGGCTGACGCCGGGAGCCCCCTTTAGGCAAGGGGGCCAAAGCGGAGCGGGAGACGAAAAAATGAAGATTGACGGAGCGCCGTGCAGGACGGTGTGGGCGCCGCAGGAGCGGCAGATCGCCTTCATGCGCAGGGGCGAGGACGAGGTCCTGTACGGCGGTGCAGCCGGCGGCGGCAAGAGCGACGCGCTGGTGATCGAGGCAACGCGGCAGGTGAACATCCCCTACTACAAGGGCCTGATCCTGCGAAAAACCTTCCCGCAGCTGACAGAGCTCATCGAAAAGAGCCTGCGGTATTACCCGAAGGCTTTCCCGCGGGCGAGATACAACGAACAGAAGCACACCTGGACCTTCCCGAGCGGGGCCAAGATCGTGTTTGGCAGCCTGCAGCACGAGAAGGACAAGTTCAACTATCAGGGCAAAGCATACGACTTCATCGCCTTTGACGAGCTGACGCATTTCACATTCGACGAGTATATCTACCTGAAGAGCCGGAACCGTCCCAACGGACCGGGCACCAGAGTGTACATGCGCAACACCGCGAACCCGGGCGGCGTGGGCCATGCCTGGGTGAAGGAGCGCTTCATCACGGCGGGAGAGCCCATGAAGACCATCTGGGAGGACGTGGTGGTCCAGCACCCGGACGGGCACAGCGAGATGCAGCGGATGAGCAGGGCCTTTGTGCCCAGCACCGTCTTCGACAACAAGATCCTGCTGGAGAACGATCCGAAGTATCTGGCGCGGCTGGCGAGCCTGCCGGAGAAGGAGCGCAACGCCCTGCTGTACGGAGACTGGGACAGCTATGAGGGCCAGTTCTTTGAGGACTTCCGCATTGAGCCGGACATGAAGGCGGCCAACGCCGCCGGCGTGAACCTTTCCAGAGACGAGCTGCGAAAGCAGCGGCGCTGGGTGCATGTGATCGAGCCCTTTGACATCCCGAAGCAGTGGAAGATCTACCGCAGCTTCGACTGGGGCTACAACAAGCCTTTCTCCGTGGGCTGGTGGGCCGTGGACTTTGACGGGACAGTGTACCGGATCCTGGAGATGTACGGCTGCACGGACACGCCGAACACCGGCGTGAAGTGGATCCCGCAGCGCGTGTTCGAGGAGATCGCCAAAGCGGAGCGGGAGCACCCCTGGCTGAAGGGAAGGCGGATCGGCGGGATCGCGGACCCGGCCATCTGGAACGCGGAGACCGGCGTCTCCATCGCGGAGACCGCGGGGAAGTACGGCGTGTACTTCGAGAAGGGAGACCACGAGCGGATTCCGGGATGGCTGCAGCTGCATTACCGCCTGGCCTTTGATGAGAACGGATTTGCGCAGATGTATGTGTTCAACACCTGCAATGCCTTCATCCGGACGGTGCCGACGCTGCAGTACGACGCCAACAGGCCGGAGGATCTGGACACGGACGGCGAGGACCACGTGGCGGACGAGACGCGGTATTTCCTGATGAGCCGGCCGATCAAGCCCAGGCA